ATTAAAAAAATGAAGAAATAATTATTCATAAAAAGCCCCGTTAAATGAACGACGGGCAAGGAGAACAAAATGAGCATTACAGTAAATCCATTCGGGTTTGCAGCGTTAACCGAAGCAGTCAATCAAATGCTGCCGGTTCCTTCCTTCATTAAAGATTTACTCTTTAAGAAAGAAGAAACTCACGCAACAAAAGAAGTTATGGTGGATGTAATTGTAGGCGGTCAAAAAATATTGCCTCTTGTTAAGAGAGGAGCTCCAGGAAAAATGATGGCCAACACTTCGCAGAAATCAAACAAAATTCAACCACCTCAATTAAAACCTAAAAAACTTTTGGACGCAGAAGATCTATTCTACACAAGAGGCGCGGGTGCACCAATTTTTGTCCCCGGAGGCGCTGCAGGCGGTGACCCAATTAAAAAAGCAAGAATGCAAAGAGTATCAACCGAATTAAAAGATATGTTCGACGCGATCAACAGAACAGTTGAATATTTGTGTTGCAAAGGTTTAGGCGGCTCATATTCAATTACTCAAGATGATGGAGTTTTCTCTATAGACTTCTCCATGCCAAACGCGAACAAACCAGTTTTGTTAAGTACAGCTAAGTGGGACGCGCCAACAACATGCGCACCTATTGCAAATTTAAGAGCATGGAAAATTGTAGCTCAAAAAGCATCGGGTAAAATACCTACCGTTGCCGTTATGAATAATGAAACTTATGAAAAATTTATTGCATCAAGCGAAGTAAAAACTTATTTGAATCTGCTTAATATAAAATTAGGCACAATTCAAAACTCGCCAGAAATGTTAAGCGCCGGTGCCGAGAAAAAAGGTAACATCGAAAATCTAGATATAATTGTTTACAGTGGTGTTTACACAGATTCTAACGGAGCACAGCAAAATTTAATTCCTAATGGGGTGGTTTCACTTCTATCACCAAGCGCTGACCATAGATTATTATATGGCGGAATTGATGATCTAGAAGCCGGAACGGTTGTTGCCAAATATTTTAGTAAGGACTGGATTGAAAAAGACCCAAGCGGTTTGTGGTTGTTGGTACAATCTAATCCATTGCCAGCCTTCAATGAACCAGGTGCAAATATTTACGCTACTGTTTATTAAGAGTTATTAATAATCAATTACAAACCCTCTCCTAACAAGAGAGGGTTTATGAAAACAAATAAAAAATAAAATTGGTGAAAGTGATGGCAGATAAAAAGGAAGTAATGGTTGAAATAATTGGCGCAGTGTTCGACGCCAAAGGCCAGATAACCGGCACTGTTGCTATGGAAATAAATGAAGCACTTCGTTTAGTTGAATTAAATGCGGCTCGTTTTGTTGACGCGCCAGCCGGTGCGGAAATAAAAGATGAAACTGTTGAGGAAGAGCCGGATAGCAGTTGGAAGAAGGAAGAGATTTGTTTATTCCTTGAAGAGAAGCAGATTACCTATGATGAAAAAGCAACAAAGGATGCACTCTTAAAAACGTATGAAGAGTGGAAAGCTTCGAGTAAAGATTAATAGCAGTTCATTGTTCTATAAAAAATTAAAACCTATGATAAGAGAAACGGCGCTGCCTTTAATGGCAAGACTAGTAGGATTGGTTGGGTAATAAGTTAATGCTTCGAGTTACCCTCGCTGACATTCCGGGGCCAGAGAAGCATCTAAGTCGCGCCGCAAAGTTTAATCATAGAAGAGGATGCCACGGAAGAGCCGTGGAAGATATGCGGATAACAAGAAACGGCAACCGCGAAAGAACTCTTCGCTTAAATAGAAATGGCCGGTGGAGTTTTGACGGAAAGGGAAGCCTCGATAAAAACAAAGCCGGCTGAGATAAAAGAGGGATTGATGAATGCAAGACTTGTAAAGAAAATGCGGAAGTACGCTAAGAGAAACTACAAGCTAAACCTTGACGATGTACTTCAGACAGTCTGTGCAGAGAACCTAATCCACAGATTTATTTTCTGCCTACAAGTAATATTCAAAATTTATAAGAAAAAAACGGTTACAAAATAGATGGCTTATTCAACAATAAATAGTGTATCAAAAAAAGTTGATCAGGCTTTTTTTCTCCAATTCTTAAATGATGAAAACCGGCACGAAGAGGAAATTGATCTTGAAGATGAAACCGATGTATTAGTAATTCGATTTAACCAGATTGCCGTAGAAGTGGCCGATGAAATAGATAATTTTTTACGCGGCAGATATAAACTACCTCTAACTCAAACTTCAACAACAATACAAGCCTTAAGCGATGACCGCACAATATTTAATGTAAAGAAGCGAAGACTTAGAGAGAATATGCCGGAGAGTGAACAGAAAATTTTTGACGCAACTACAAAAACTCTTCAGCTGATAGAGGCCGGTAAAATTACATTAGCACTTGAGCCATTAAACGAGGGCTCCGCAGGGCTTGCCGGTGAAATACAAACCAATAAAACCGAGAATGACAGAATTTTTAACCCAGATTTATGGAACCATTATTAATGGCTGATTTTGTTCAATCATATTATATCACAAATCAAATTGAAGGCGGTTACGCTAACGACAAAGATGATTTAGGCGGCGAGACTTATAGAGGAGTAAGCAGAGTGAATTGGCCTAAGTGGAGCGGTTGGGCCATAATTGATACCGCGAAGAATGAGAAAAATTTTCCACAAAATCTTGATAAGAATATCGCGTTACAAAATTCCATTCAAAAATTTTATGAGATGAATTTTTGGAATATGATTAATGGCAGCTTGATAAATAATCAAGCAATCGCAAATGAAGTATACGATAACGCGGTAAATATGGGTGTTGAAAAGAGTGCTGAATATCTGCAGAGAACAATTAACATACTAAATAGAAATGGAAGGCTTTATCCCGATATAAAAGTAGATAAAAAAATTGGTAACGGTACAATTAATGCGCTACATACATGCATAAAAGCAAATGGAGCTAAAAGAGTGTTAAATGTAATTAATGGTTTTCAGGTGAAGCATTACATAGAAGCAATGGAAAAGCGAGCGACAAATGAAAAGTATATAGGCTGGTTTGACCGTGTAGAAATTATTTGGGGATAGGAGATTATTCAATGGCAAATTTGAAACGTAAAGCTGAAAAAGAAAAAATTCAAAAACAGATTCAAGATTACTATAAAAGCAGAAGAGTTAAATGCTTCGGCAATTTTAGACCAATTAAAAGATTTGGGTTTAGCAGATAATGAGTTCTCGAACAAATAATACTATAAAACTTATCCTGGCAATAGTTACTGCAGTAGCGGCGTTTTATTTAGGATCACAAAACGCTTCCTCCGGAGTTAGTTCATCTTTATCCGATTCAACTGTAACAGTTGATACAAATAAAATTAAAGCACAGCATGAACTATTACTCAAACAAAAATTCACTCTTCAAATAGCAGACAGCATAAAAAAGAAGTTCCCGCAAATAGTTGTAACAAACTATGTAAAGGAAAATATAAATCTTGATTCTTTGAAAATGGCACTTTGGGAAGAAGCGGAAGTATTCTATAAAACGAATTCCTCAAGTATCGAGGTTAATAACAATATATATACAGCCGAGGCAGATTCACAATTTACTCTTACTGATAGTAATGGCGTTGAAAGGGGAAATGTTTCCATACAGTCAATTTTTGCAAGCAGGCTGCCAATTGATCCGGAGAGTAAGCTATTGCTATCTATTAAACATTCATTAATGAGTTATGATACAACAATTAAAGAGTCCTCAATACTAACACATTTTAAGCCGGTTGTGTTCACAGCTTATGGGTACGGATTAACTAGTAAACAATGGGACTGGTTTACCGGTGTTGGCGTAGGGATAGAATTTATAGATTTAATAAAAAAACTATAGGAGTATAAAATGAAAAAGTATATCAACTTATTTACTTTGATAATAATTGCATCAATAGTGTTTGTTGTAACATCGGCACTATTTGCTCAAGATGTGCAAGCAGTAAATCAAACCGAAACTATGGTATCAACACCGCATGATACTTTTGCTGAGTATTTCGCTTCACTAGCAGGATTGGCAGCGCTTACGCTGACTGCGACACAATGGTTTAAAAAGGGACTTGAAGCATTAAAAATTGTACTGCAGGGAACAGTAGCCGGTTTGTTAAGCTGGGTTGTAGCTTTATTGCTATGCGCGGTCGGTTTCTTTTTTAATATAGGAATTCTAGCCGGTGTTCAATGGTATTTTATTATTATTTATGGTTTGGCAGTAGGGCTTATATCGAATGGTTTGTTCTCTCTTGAACATGTAAAAGTATTTTTGGGAGCAATTAAACTACTACCCAAAGCGGAGAAGTAATGCCAACTAAAGTCAGCAGAGCCAGTAATGCAGCAAATATTGTTGAAAAAATACTTCTAACCGAAGTGGAGAAGCTGGACCAACTTGATAAAGTTAAAATTGAGCAACCGGGCACAGTTAAAAATTATACACTTGGACACGCAAGGGGTGCTTTGTTAATATTATATGGTGGTTCCTCTTACAGCAAAACTGATGAACGCAATAATGCTGTAATAATGAAGAGAGATATTGTGATAAGTATTGTTGTGTGGATAAGGCACTTTGATAAGCGAATGGCGGCGCCTGACTACATTGATTTTGTACTGGACGCTGTAACTGAAGAAGAAATAGATAATACCCGCCCGGAATATGAAAGAAAAATATATCCTATTGATGATGAACTTGTAGAAGAAAAAAACGGTGAGTGGCAGTATATAGTACGTGTTGGAGTGCCAACCGATTATGTTGAACGAAAATATAAACAATAAATGGAGTTTAAGATGGACGGAATAGTTGGACTCTCACAGATAGCTGCTTGTGATGTTGGTACTTTAAATACAACCCCAACCGGAGCTGTTGCAATGGGCTTTGCAAAAGGTAAGCAATTAAAAATAACAGATTTTAGAACTGATAAAGCATGGCCAAATATATCAATGCGAAATATGAAAAACTTGGCAGTTGAAGGTGAAAGCTTTCAACCAACAATGTTCATGTTAAAAAAATCGTTTGATTTCTTAAACGGCGGAGCAGATTTGCAAGTGGTAACACCAAAGCAGAGCGCTACCTCCGGAAGCGAAGACGTTGCCGCATTTGTGGGTGATTATTTGATGGGCTTAGGATTTGAATTCACTATAGCTCATGATAAACGCATAATGAAGTGGATGTGGGAGCGCGCGCTCGAGTATGAAAAATATCAAACATTCATTGATACACTAGACAGCGCCACAATTGTTGCGTTAACAGGTGTAACTGATACCGACATTGAAGGGAAAAATTATGCATTCAGAAGAACCCCAAAATTACTAGCCATTGAAGCCCCAAGCGGAACTTCAATAGCATTGAATAATTATCAGCGCCTCGAAAGAAAAGTTACTATAAAAAGTAAAGGCACTAAAAATGAATTTAACCAGGATGTGACCAACTTCTATACGGTGACAATTGAAATAGTTGGAACGGGAATGCAGGTTGCTGATTTGGTTACTCTAGCAGGTAAAGCGGAAACCCCTTCAGTGATGATTCAAGAAGGTAATGCAGGTTCCTATTTTGACAAATTTGTAATACCAGCCTATAAACTTGGCATAGGTGATGAGTTTACCATCGGTGATGATAAACGGGAGAGCAGAATTAAACTGGAAGGTGATGTATCAATATATCAACACGCTTTTACCTACGGAACATCCAACGGTGGCGCTGTTAGCGATACTACCGGTACAACCGGCGGAACAATGACGATTAGTTAATAAAATTTATTATGGAGTATAAAATGGGTAAGAGAGAAGTAACAAAAAAAGATCTTCAGATTGAAAGCGCCATTGTTCAACATGGGGAAATATCTGCAACAATATCGCTGATTAAAATACCTGTAGATAATAAAACTAATAAAGCTCTTAGAATTTTTAACGAAAAAAAAGAAGCGGCTGTTTATAAGAGCACACGGCTTGGAACACTTCAGAAAAACGAAGAGGGATTGCAGGCAGAGGTTACCGGGATTGAAAAAGAAATTGCCGGCAGAACCTACGAGCTATGCGAAGTATCAACTAAAGAAGTATTACTCTGCGGAAAGATAGTTGCTAAAGCCGCCGCGGCTGAAAAAATAGTGAGCCTCAGTTCATCTTCGAAGGCGATATAAAATCGAGCTAATGGCGATTATGAGCTTGAACACAAGGGAAATAATCTAAAATAACTTAGTGGCAAACGCTTTCAGCAAGTAGCCTATGTTAGCCATTCAGCCTTTTGGCGGACAGATGCAATGACAATGGAAAAAAAATGAATGACATAACTGAAAAATATTTAATTGCCGATCGGGAGTTTGTATTACGTGATGATTTGACCTTTAAAGAGATTAATAAAATTGAAGAATTTACTAATCCATTTAAGCCATTAAACAAAACTACCATAAGCAGCAATCGTAGATATTCGCGAAATGAAGTAATTGAGATAGTGAAAATTCTATTATCACCAATTGATGGCGGTGATAAAGAATCTGTTGACTGGCTTGAGTTAACGGAAGAAAAGTGTGTGTTAATTATTGCGGATTATCTTAAAAAAAAAGCGCTCGAAAACATTATTATCACAAAATTATCGAAGGATTACGAAACAGAACTGAAGAAGCAATCAGTGAAAATATCCGATTGAGAGGTTACGAGGGAGAATATATTAAAGGAGAGTTGATGATTTCAGAGGATGAGTCAATTCTCTTTTTAGTTTCTGAAGATGACACATTGAAATTTGAAAATAATAAAAACATTAGTTATGAAATTATAATGACCGCTTACTGCGAAAAAGTAAGAAAAAATCTTAATACAATACTTGGCGTAAATGCTCAAATAAGACACCACCAAAAGCAGAATAACAATGGCTGATAATATTCAAGAATTAATACTTAAACTCACAATCGATGATAAAGAATATCAAGCGAAAATTGATGTGAATAAAGGGAAGATCGTAGAACTTGTAAAAGTTATCGATCCTATTGAACAAAAATTCGAGAATACTTTTAAGCAAATAACCTCCGAACTTTCAAAATACAATAAAGCTACTGAGTCGAGTGTTGATGAATTAATGAACTGGATTCGCACCCAGGAAATATCAATTGATACTATAGATAAATCAATTCAAAAAATAAATCAAGAAACAAAAGCTCTTGATATAAACCATCCTGCGTGGCAAAAAAATATGGCGGCGGCCGAAAATTTAAGTTCTGCTAAAGCTAAACTAATTGCCAACTACGATAGTCTTGGTTCTGCTCAAAGGAAAATAGTACCCGGTCAAACTCAAATGAATATGGCTATGACTCAATTTAGTTATGTACTAAATGATAGCCAAATGTTCCTTGTAAATTTTAGAATGGGATTGATGGGTATAAGCAATAATATACCAATGGTAGTACAATTATTTAACGATGCGCGTCGTGCAGCTGCAGATACCGGCACAACAATAAAACAACAATTAACATCTGCTTTCATGAGTGGAGGTGGTTTAATAATTGCGATTAATGCAGTAATGTTATTGCTAAATATTTTACCAAGTTTATTTAAAGACACGACAGAAGCTATTAAAGAACAAGCTGATGAGGTAAACAAGCTTGCTGATGAATATAAGCAATTAAGCACTATTGAAATGGAGAAAGAAAAATCAAGTCTTGAGGGAAGAAAACGGGACTTGGAATATTTTATAAAAGATATTGAAGCAAGAAGAAAAGTAAGAATATCAATCGATCCGGAATCCAAAGATAAAATTGAAAAAATTGTTTGGGATCGACCCGAAGATGAGGATAATTACAAAAAATATAACGTGCAATTAAAAGAGATTTCACAGCAGGTCAACACTCTAAACCAAATTGCTGACGCAGCAAAACAAAGATTAGCGTCAATAATATCTGGCACGTTTGACATCTCTGCACCTAGTCAAATTGGAATTGCATTAAATATTATTTCCAATGAAATAGATGATTTAAGCGATAAAAAGAAAAGAGATGCTCTAATTCAGCTGAGAGAAAATCTGCAAAAATTAAAAGATACCATGACTGGTAGAGCTGATAAAAAATATGAAAAATTCATGGGTAATAAAGAGGGTCTCGCTAATGATATATTTAAAGATGAATTGATTGAACAGGCACGCCTCGAATTGGTCGGCAAGAGTTACGTAGAACTCTTAGGTATGAAAACCGAAGCTCAAAATAAATATGAGGAGCATCTCAAAACTTTCCATGAGATAAAAAACCAAACCGAGTATGAAGGTTGGAAGTTTGTAAAAGAAGTAATGGAAAAGAACCTCGAACAGTTGAAGAAAGCTTTCGAGGAGGAAGAAAAAATCGCTGATGATGCTGCGGCAAAAGCATCTGCCAACAGGAAAAAAAGAGCGGAAGATAAGGATAAGTGGGAAGAGGAGAGGAAAAAATTTAACCGGGAAGCTCAACATAAATTTGAGTCTGATCCGTATACACAAAGAATTAAAGAACTCGACGCTGAAGAAGCTATATCTATTGAACGGGCAACCAAGTATGCCGCAACTGAAGAACAGATTACTAATATAAAAGCTTTTTATTCTCAACAACGGTTAATGATTGAACAGCAGGCATCATTGCAGCAACTCTCAATTGTATCCGGAATGCTTAATTCATTAGCCAGCTTGTTTTCCAGACACACAGCCGCTTATAAAACTCTAGCAGTTGCTGCAGTAATGATAGAGACATACAAAGGAATGGCAGCCGCTTCATCTCCACCACCGATTGGTGTTGGCCCAATGTTAGCCCCATTTTATTCTGGAATCATATTTGCAAGAGGTATTGCACAAGCCGCAAATATTATGAAGCAAAATACCGATATGAAAGGCTTTGCCCAGGGAGGTATTTTACCGGAAGGTAAGGCTGGATTTTTTGAGGGAACGCATAGAGAAATAGTAGCTCCGGAAAAAGATTTTATTACTGTTGTAAATGATTTAGTGAAGCAAAGCTCGATACAAATTAATGGTGGATTAGGGGGCAATTTAAGCGGTGATAATACTCTATTAAGAGAAATAACTAAACTAAACTCAAACTTTGAAAAATATTCCAACAGACCCGCCATTGCTGTTTTTGATAACGATACCGCAAGAGCGGTTGGTGATTATTATGATTATGATTTGAGGAGAGAACATTGAGGCAAGGTTTTCAAATAAAGTTTAGAAATGGAGTAAATGGAACCCTTGTTGATTGGACAAATGACGTTCGCGTTCATAATATGAGTTCAATAAAACGGAGAGTTGAAAGCCGCAGAAAAGGTGAAGCGGGCTTAATTGGTTTCGATGGACTAGGCCTGACTTTGAGATATGTACCGGGATCGCCAATTTATAATGCTTTTAACATTGACTACACAAATCAGCTAAGATATATTTTTGAAATACATGGCGTAAAGAGTGATAATACTACCGTTAAATGCTTTGAGGGAGTTTGTGATTTCTCCTCAATAGATTTTCCGGATATGGAACGCAAAATATCATTTGAAGTTATTGATAAACTAAAAGCCTTAGATATACTTACCAACACCAATAAACAGCGTACAAGTTTTTATCCTGTAGGGACAAGAGTAGATAGTGCTACAGATTATATTTATGGTTTTTCCGGTAAAGGAAGTAATGGGCAGATAACAGATCACAATTGGGATCAATTCGGTTATTATGACGATGTATGGTGTTTTGTATCGTTTGACAATAATGAATCATACTGGGGTGCTCCATTAAATATGGGGCAGACTATTTTTAAGCAAGGTGAAACAATTGAAGTACCCTATGGTGATTCAACCAAAAAGTATTTTGTAATGAGCAGTTGGCTGGATGCAGTGCCGGCAACTGTTGCAAATCAAATTGGCAGTTACGCAACAGCTACATGGTGCAGGTTGTATCCAGTCGAAGATAGCGCGGTTTCTCTGGCATTTGGTAAAGATGAAAATACTATCTATACAAATCAGTACTACGATAAACCGGCAGGCCACATTGATGTTTATGATTCATCCGATTATTACAATCAGAACCCCATAAAAGGATTTGACGCACTCAAATTAATGGAAGTGCAGATAAAGAATGCATGGCCAAATGATACTATAATAAACCAGAGTGGTGATTCAATATATCCCATGTCGTTGGATTATTTTACTCTTCTAATTGATGAGATGCCTCTTGGTAAACATCCCTACGAAATGGTTAAGATGTGTGCCGATTCTATGCGGTGCTACGTATTTTATGATAAGCTTGGCCGATTTGTAATAAAAGCAAAAAGTTCTTTGGGTGGAGGTACAAAAAGAGTATTTAATACCTTTCCTAAAAATCGCGGTACTAGAAAACCATTTTGGGAAAAAATCGCGGATGGCGTTACAATCATTGTTAAATCCGGAACAACAGTTAACGGAGTAACTCTTCAAGGCTCGGCATCTATACAAAGATACGCGGGTATAAAACCACGCAATGAGGTAAAATTAGAAATAATTGCTCCTTATACTGTTGAGGCAACTCAAGAATCTTTAGATGTCTACGCAGAAACTGTTGCTAACGAAGTTTTTAATTTTTATGGTAAGAGAAGGTGGGCATATCCAATTGGCACTGCATTATATGATGAAATGCTTGATTGGGAAATGCTGGACACAATTGAAATAAACGGAGTGGATTACTTCCTTGAGAATTTAGAACTTGATCTATTCAAATGGTTTGCTTCGTTTAACCCGGTAGGTGTAACCGGTTACAATTACAACAGAGAAACAGTTCATTTAGCGTTAGACTCTTCAAAATTTAATGCAGGCTCTTCTCCCGGTACTTCTACCAGTCAAACAATTGCACAACAAAATTTAAGCGGGCAAGCTCCACTTGTTATTACCGATAATATCATCCAACTAAACTACACTGATAATTTTAAATTAAGTGTTGATAATAAACTTGAGACAATCCAGGATATTAAGAAAACAAGTACAACAATTGAGTTTGCCCGGATGGCTGTTGGCGGGGCTCCAGACTCAACTTATAAGTTTAAGAATTATGGGGATGAGTGGATTGTTGGAAATCAAAAAATAGATGGTGTTCAATCGATTGGTGGCGCCGCCGATGTAAACTTTAAACAGAAAATATATGGCCATCAAAAAGTAACCGGTAACATTACTGTCGATGGAGATATTTATATCGGTGGTTCAATTAACAGAGTAAATGTTGTTGATCTTGATATAAGTGACCACGCAATAAGATTAAATAAGGGGGGTGACAATTCTACCGCGCTGGACGGTGGTATTGAAATGTTAGGGGCAGGTGATGTTTTACTTGGCTCGATTAAATATAGCGGCGCAAACTGGATTTCTGATTTAAACATTGATATTGCTTCCGGTAAAACATACAAAATAAATAATGTTGATGTGCTTTCCTCAACTACACTCGGAGCCTCGGTTTTAACCTCATCTTTAACAACTATTGGAACTTTGAATCATGATTTGAATATTGCTAATACAAAGGTTTATAAAATAAATGGAACCGAAGTTCTATCGAACACTACTCTTGGCAGTAGTGTACTTGCTTCATCTTTAATAACAGTTGGAACTTTAACAACCGGTATTTGGAATGCAACTCCAATTAATGGACAATACCTAAATTATAATACAACTAATTTGAAGGTGACAACTAATAAGATTAACACAATACAAGATATTGCTACAACTTCTTCGCCAGCATTTACTAATATAACATTAACCGGTATAATTGATCAGCAAGGGACGAGTAATTCAGAGTTCGGTTCACAATCTCTACTTCCTAAACAAAATCATTACGGAAATCTCGGTGGAATAAATAAGAAGTGGTTAACACTCCATGCGGCGGAATTATGGGTTGAAACATTAGTGGCTCAAGAAACTATTGGAACTATTGGTGGACGTGTTCTGGTTGGCCCTACAACAGTTCTCGTTGCAGATCTTTCTTCAGGCTCAACGACAATTACTGTTAAGCATAATCAAATGGTTAATGGCGATATAGTATATATGGAAGCTGAAGGCAAAGTTGAATTCATGCGAATCAATTCATCTTATTCCGGTAGCGCTGGCAACTACACATACTCTGTTGCAAGAAATCTCGACGGTAGCGGTGCTAATACATGGTACGCCGGTGATGCAATGTTCAACACCGGGCAAGCAGGTAGTGGCTTTATTGATTTGTATTCTGTTAGAGGTATTAAGACTGCTTCACAAACGGGGCCTACAATAGTTGGAAACGCGCGCAATTCAAGTACTTACAATGATTGGTCAGAGCATTGGGCAATAGGAAATCTTAATGGACTTTATGGATATTCTACAAATACATTTGGTGTTGGGCTTGGCAAATACGCGAGTAACTCCACAAACATTACGATTGATTCTACGAATGGTTATAGGATAAGACTTTTTAACGATGTAATTGCGCAGTGGGATAATACGGGTAAAATAACTTTAGGAAAAATTGCTGCAAGCACCAGCAGATTAGAACTTGCAAGCGGTGCTATTAATTTCATTTATAGAAATGGAAGTAATGTTGACACCACTAAAATGAGTTTAGATGCATCGGGGAATGGTTCATTCACCGGGACTATAACAGCAACCGCTGGCTCATTTGGAGGATGGAGTATTACCTCGCCAAGCATCTACAAGCTATCTGATACAGGAAATAATAGAGTACAAATAAATCTTTATGGAGAACTGACTAACTACTGCGTAGGGCTGCAAGTTACAGCTCAAACAATTTCTCCAGATGCAACCAAGTTAATTAGTACGGTTGGCAGTTATAATGATGGATTTGCACCAAGATATGGTATCTCTGTATGGGATGCAGTTAATAATGCTTGGCTTTTAAATGTTGGCTACGGAGGTGCATCGAGTAATACGGTTGCAACAATTTCGGGCTGGAGTTTTGATATTACTAAATTGTACAACTCAAAGGTGCGAATAGAAGCATCCTCATCATTAAAAGGATTATCTCTCAATGACGGCAGTTACGATATAATAAAAATTGGGGAATTTGCCACAGCAACCCCACCCGATGTATATACTGACTATTCCTCAAGCATGCTACCGGAGGGAGATTTTTCAGTATCAAATTATTCTGCTTGGAGCAAAACAAATAGTTCATATTGTACTAATACCAATGATGGCACGGTTGGATATTGTTTGACGAGTAACGCGCAATTAAATGTTTCGAACTTCGAACACTCTGTGTATATAACCAAATCAAGCATGAGCGGTTACGCCGGCAAAACATTGGAAGTGCAATTTTCAATGAGACACGGAACGGAATATTCCAGCATTTATCAAACATTAGTATTCACGGTTGAAAGTTATAACGGTTCCAGTTGGAGTAATATTTACAGTGAATATTTCGCTACTTCTAACCAATATTGGTGGCAAACACAAACATTTAGATTATCGATACCGAGCAATTGCCAACAGCTTAGATATACTCTTCGATTTTTTGTCACGGGATCAAATAAAACATTTCCTCATTTAAGAATTGATGAAATAAAAACAAGAATTTATGATAAGACTTTCTTTTGGGTAAACGAGACATCATGGAAGCTATATAATTCGCCCGGCAACTTTCTCGATTTTTCCAGCGGAGTGTTTAGAATAAACGCTAGTGAAGTATTAATTCAAAATAAAAAACCATTGAGGTGGCTGGGCAGTTATCCTACCGGTTATAATGCTAATTATCTTGCCGCCTACGAAGGAGACATGTACGAAATAGGCAGTACTGTCTATTTGGTAACCGGCACTGCACACAGACAATTAAATTAAATAAGGAGTTATACAATGCAATTATTTTTAAGCAAAGAAGAAAAGTTTCATGTTGAATCAATAGCGGCAAAGAGAAATAACCTTGCCTTGCAAGATCAATTATTACAAAATGAAATGGATGGTGTAATAGCAGAATTTTGTAAAAGAAATTCCGTTGATATGAAAACCGCTAAGACATTAAACGTTGAGCAAGGATTTATTGAATTTGAAGAACCAAAGAAATTGGATAACAAAAAAGAAAAGAAAATTAAGAGTAGTTAATTAACTATTAATAACTCATTAATCCGTCAATAAAGGGCGGGTAAGTAGGTATAAAATGAAGATTGTTAAAAAAAATTTTATAATAGAACGCGGAGATGCTTATCTCGATGAGGAACGACTTGAGATTAGAGTCCCGGGTGATTGGACCACCTATAAATGCAGTTTGGGTGTAAAACTTGAGAAACTTACTCCAAGTTCCAATCTATTAATCCGGAAAAGGAATACTTTATATAATGGCAGTGATGATGAACTTGAAGCCATTTATGATGGTTCCGATACTTGTTTCAAAATATCAATTCAGAAGGAAGATACCGGGGATTTTCTTGAACCAAAATATTACTGGGATTTAATTGCGATCGACCCTTCCAATGGTGCTAAAACTAAAACTCTTGCAAAAGGTGAGTTCAAAGTTGAGTTTGACACCCAGACGGAATTTGACAATACACAATTACCCACTGATGCAGAACGTTATATTGCTGTACTAGCTAGTGCTTTTGGTGAGGATACATTAGTCTATAAAACCGGAACAACATTTGCCGCTACAGAATTTACTGCAACCGAAATTGCCTCGGCTATAACACAAGCGCATGTGCATGAAAATATTGAAGTTATTAATGCAACTACTGCCTCGTTTACAACTGAACTACTAGGACAATTACAAGCTACATTGAGCGCCACCGAAATTGCAGAATTATTAACCAACTACTACACTGCCGATGAAGTTGATGATTTCCTTTTAGATAAAATTAATACAACCGAAATTGGCGTAAGTATTGCAAGTCTTGTTGATGGAAAAGTACCTATAACACAATTGCCTACCAATTTGTTAGATGATTATGTGGAGTACGCTAATTATGCCGCGTTACCGGTAACCGGAGAAACAGATCTGCTCTATATAACTATTAATGACAATAAACTTTTCCGGTGGACTGGATCGGTGTATGTTGAGGTTAGTCCAACCCACACACATAGCAACAAAGCAATTCTTGATGAAATAGATGTGGCGTTTACATCTACATTAAAAACTGGTTATGATGGTGCGGTTACCGCTTCCCACGGGCATAGTAACAAAGAGGTACTTGATAATATTGATGTTGCATTTACAACCAGTCTTAAAACAAATTATGATGCCGCATATAATGCACTGCACAGCCATACAAATAAGGCAAACCTAGATACTATAAACCAAGCACTAGCGACTACCAGCGCAGTGGCATTTAGTACAATGTCGATCGGAAACGCAACATTAGGAAGTAATGCTCTAGCTGTTACTGGGACAAGTTTATTTAATAATACAGTCCACGTTATAGGGAGTGCTGCCACAAACTCTAACTCAATTCGGGCTGGTGTGGCGGTAGGGGCTGCTGGGCGTTCTGGAAGTGTAATTATTCGTTCAACATTAAGCGAAGCGGGTGCTGCTTTTGACGCAATCAGATTTACCCATTATGGTAATAACGGGTTTGGCTCAAACAGTAATTATCTCGGTATTGATTATGCTACTAATAATACCCCAGCGTGGAGTACAGCGATAGCGATAACAGGTATAGGTAACGTTGGCTTTGGAACAAATGCACCATCTGCAAAATTAGAAATTGCTGGAACTGGAATATCAGCCAAGCTGCAATTCTTTGATACAGATATAAGCGGTGCGGCCTGGGGAAAAACACAATTATATCAAAACTCTGGGATATTATATATAAATGGAGTTTTTGCTAATGAAGGTGGAACAGGGAGTATTGCTGATTTCGGCCCTGCTAGTAATATAAACTTGTACAGAGATGTTACTATTAGTAGTAAAGTACTGCAAGTTACAGGTACTGGGAACAGTTATTTCGCTGGAAGCGTCGGTATAGGGACAACTGCGCCAAATATGAAATTAGAAGTAAACGGTGATATTTCATTAGGTTCTTCCGGGACGAAGATTAGTCAATTGCACGGGACAAATGCCCAATTAGATATTAACCCATATCAATTAGTGAGATTTGGAAGGGATACAAATAATGTAGCATTTTCAGTGGACATTTTAAAAGGAGATAATACTCCTACCGTTAATCATAGACTTACAGGTGTTGGGGATAGTTATTTAGCAGCAAATAACGGTAAAGTCGGTATAGGGACGATGAGCCCAAGTGATAAATTACATATTTCTGGCGGAAATATAAGGGTTGTTCAAGCTGTTAATTCTTCGGGCAGCGGTCTGATGATTTATAGTTCGGGTTATAGTGATTATATAAATATTTATTCTAATAATGCTGATGTAGGAATAATTCAATCTGCTGATACAACTACTTATAGAGCTTTATCATTAAATCCCTTTGGTGGCAACGTTGGGATAGGTCTTACTAACCCTTCTTCATTGTTAACTCTTGTTTCTACAGGTGCTTTTGCTTGGGATAATGGAAGTGGTACTTGTGATGTAATTTTAAGAAGAGAAGCCGCGAACACATTAGCATTGCGTAATTCTACAAATGCACAAACATTTAATATTTACAATACTTATACCGATGCAAGCAATTATGAAAGAGGTTATATAAAATATGCATCTAATATCCTTTATCTTGGGCATGAGGGTGTTGGTACAGGTCTAAATAATAGGATATTAGCATTTACAACAAATAGCAACATATTGTATTGGGATGGTTCAGCCATTTATACTGGGAACAACTCTAGAGATTTAGGCAAAGCGTCAACTAACGTTTGGCGCACTGGCTATTTTGGCACTTCAATTATTAATGCCGGCTATTTAGAAGTTGGTTCCTACATAAAACAAACAGCAATTGCCGCAACCTCAGCGGTTAACAATTCTACATTTATAGATAGCGCAGATAATAAACTAAAGTTTAAAGACAATAGCGGTACAGTTAAAGAAATAGCATTTGTATAACTAATTATAAGGAGTAGTAAAATGAAACTTAATCTCTCAGAAGTACCCGTAGCGGGCCAAGTGAATTTCTCAACATCTTTATCGGCAAGTAAAGATGATCAAGGAAATTTAACAGTTCAATTTTCGCAATCGCAAAATAAAAACTTTACAACCGGCAAATCTGAATCTGCCAGTTTATCGGAACCTATTAAGGGGACTGAACAGGAAGTAATTGCAAAGCTAACTGAATTGGGTTTAAGCGGACTTGTTGAATAAGTCCGCATTTATTAACAATAAAAATGGTGCAAAATGAAAATAAAATTTAGTGATGTGCTGGTTTACAGACTAATCCAAAAGCAATGGGTGGTTGGTCTTAAGTCGGCAATCGAAAATCTGTTGGCTATGCCAATAAAAAAACAACAGCTAAATTATGATGTAACAAGTCGACTAAAAAATGCTGTTAATGCACTTACCAAAGATTATGAAGAGCAACGTGTTGCTATGCTTGCCGCGCATTCCAAAGAAAAGGAAGTCGAATTCAAGAGTGGCAAAAAGCTTAAAACTAAATTCAAATTAATTGAAGCGGCAAAAGATGCTGAAGATTATATTGTAAAAGTAGATGGCAAAAAATCACCATCCAAAATGGCAGTTAAAGAAAACCACTATGACGTGATTGATATTGCCGCATTAACTGCCGCTCACGAAGAGCTTTTGAATGTTGAGGTCGAGTTTAACGCTTACAAATTGAAACTTAGCCGCTTTGAAGGTGAGGACTTGGCATGGAAGGATGCAAACGGCAATGTTAGAAGTGTAAGTTTGGGGGATTTGGAAATATTTATTGAGAACGATCTCGAATTGGTTGAGGAATAAGGGGCTGTTATTAAGCCAATAATAAAGTATTAATTGTTCTTTAAAATGATGACTGACATGCATTAAATTGGTGCATGAAGAAAAATGAATTTTATTCAACATTGTTTGCCCGGACAATAAATAAAAAGGAAAAAGATTTCCATTTATTTGTGCTTGCTGAATTATTATTTAGAATTGATGGTATGCAGGGCTCAAACGACATCTACTCGAAAAGCGAAATCGACCGACTTGAAAAAGAGTTGGTAAAATGGAAGAAGATCAGAAACTCAAAGTTGTAATTAATAGTCCGGCTGCTCCACTAGGGGGGGCCAGCAGAGCAGACCGAATTCCCAATCAATTATACCTCATTGATGGGTAGATTCTTTAATTATGCTGCCAACAATAACTTGAGTCCGCCGCTGCTTTCCTTTTACAGCGAGTTCCTTTTTTAGTTGTAGCTGCACACTGGGAAGATTCGCTTTGTTTACTAGTACTTACTTTCCTCTCGCTTTTTGAGGAAGTAGTTGATGGTGGTCTACACCTTGCACAAGGGCCATATCCTTTACTTACCGCATCGTTCAAATCAATTTCGATAGAGCTTTTAGATAATGAACCACAATGCCCCAAATGATATTTGGAACCCGTTTTTGTGATATAAACCGTCTGTGCAGAAACAAGAGAAGTGAATGAGAATAGGAAGAAAATACAAAGGAGTTGTTTTAACATATTTACCCCATAGAGTACTTCTTTAAAATAACAATTTGATCATAAAACTCAAATTGGATTAAAGAAATTGGTTGGATGAGAAGATTATTATTATTTGACTATTGAATTTCAAATTAAAGCCTCATATTTTAAACTAAAAGGGGATTTTTTGCACACCCAAGAAGTTAAATTACTATATGATAGTGGGGTATTATGAGTGAGTTCGAATATGAGTTTTTTGATGGTAAACGAGAATGGTCTCGGTTGAAAGATAATGTTATTGAGCATTATCTTGAGCCATA